AACACCGTTACTGCTCATCCAAGCATCAGTGAATATCCCGCCATAATAAGGAAAGGTATGACCTAAAGAAACGTGGAAGGTGCCATCATCGACCCCCTCCATTACTTTGGTCATACCAGCTGGACTTAGCCAATCAGCATCCGCATAAGCGTTTATGCTGAATAAGGCTAATAATGTAAAGAGAACTTTTTTCATCTAGGTCTATTCGGCGATTCGGTTACCCGGCCTCGCTCAACATCTCTTTCTTTGATGCCGGGAATATCAGCAAGGTTTTCTTCCCATGCAACACCTGCTTCGTCACCTATCATACCTTCGTATGGGCAAGGAGTACCTGCCATTTTCATAGCTGTCCATACACGGTCATCTTGACACATGAGGGCTACAGCTGCTACACGCATTCCCATGTCGTACATTGTTTTACTCAGTTTGATTCTTTCACAGTTGGTATCAGTAATTGATTTACCACCTGAAATACCAAATATCTGAGTTTGTACTGCACCACTTACACCTGTTGTACACAAGTCTTGCGAATACGAACTACCAATACTAGGAGCAATAGCAGAAGGAGGAGGCGACTCAATCTTTTGATTGATGTTCTGAGTCTGGGTACTCTCGCTTACATTTCTGTTTTCGTTTACATTATTGTTAGTGTTAGTAGTGGTAGCTACACTTTCGCTTACACTCTCACTAATATTTGTATTCGTATTATTGCTTGTGGTATTGTTGGTATTGTTATTTGTGTTTACAGCAGTGCTAGTAGATTGTACTGTGTTATTGTTATTATTTGTATTAGTATTATTGCTAGTAGAGGTACTAAAGTTATTATTTGTATTAGTATTATTGCTAGTAGAGGTACTAAAGTTATTGTTAGTGTTGGTGTTATTGCTGGTGCTAGTATTAGTGTTAATATTGGTGTTGGTGTTGTTAGTACCACCAGACAATATATTATTGTTAGTGTTAGTATTATTAGAAGTGCTTGTGTTTGTGTTTACATTTGTGTTAGTATTAGTGTTATTAGAAGTTACATTAGATGTAGAAGTCGTGGTACCGTTGGTCTCCACATAAGTGGTGGAGTCAAAATTACCATCTGCATCATTAGCAACTTGGCTATATACTGTACTAGTCATCAGGAGCATAACGAAAGGAGCCAGGTATTTCATACTGTCCTCTCGTGGTGGGAGTGAATTAACTACTTCCGACTATTTATAAGTCTTTGATTTATATAGGCCAAATAATGCTTGACAATCCGGCATTTATCTGTCATAATATGGGAGTATTGTAAATGAGGAATTGGCCATGTTTTTAGATCTATCCGCAAATAACAAATATCGTCCACGCCGTAAACCTAAAAAATCAAAGGGTCCTGTACTTGAGAAATATACTCCGCCTCCGTTTCAGGCCTATACTCCGCCGCCCAATCCTAATTACCGTGAGACTCCTAACTATCCTAGCGTCACATCTAATAACGCTATAAATACCTCGAAACCTGAGAAAAAAGAGTACACAGGAACACTTGTCAAGGGTATTGCAACAATGCACAAATCTAATGCTGTTCCTATTATTAATGATGAGGAAGCAAAGGACATTTCGAGGATGAGGCGTGGCTAAATTTTTAGTTGGAATATTGACTACAAGAGATGCAGAAAAAGCAAAAAGATGTATAGACTCAATAGGATATAAAGATGTAGATATAGTTGTTTTTGTAAACTCCCCTGACCGAGATTATTTGAAAAAGGTTGAGGAGACCTGTGCTGGATATACTGTGATTGAAACAGAATGTAATGGTACACCCGGTAAAGGCAAAAATACTGTTTTAGATTATTTTATACAAAACCGATATGATTATCTACTACCTATAGACGGTGATGATTTTTACACTAAGGGTGCTGTAAAACAGATTGTTAGGTATGTCAAACTCTTAGAAGATGTAGATGTATTGGGACAGTTAGAAAATACAATGTCCTATCAGGGCAAAGAGACTGTTTGGAAAGAATTTTCTAAAAATATGGCCTCCGGTACATTTGCTGCTAAGTCAAGAGCTAATTGGAGAACTATACGTCAATTCAATCGTTTAACCGATGATGTTTTTCCTTTCAATAGAATTTTAGTGTTGTCTCAATATGCTGCGAAAAATTTCAGGTATAATGAAGAAATACTTGTTGCAGATGATTTGCTTGCAAACTTTGTGTTGTATGCTAACCCCAATTTGAAATATTATTTGCTACAAAATAGAAATTGGTATTATTATGATTTAACTGATGGAGGTGTGTTACAAACATTTGCAACTAATGAATCTAACAGCGACAATATAAAACCTTTTTTCGATAAAATAAAAGAATTAGATTTTTCACTATCTAAGGCAACAATCGTAGAATGATACCTTTTTATCTATTGACAAACTGGATGAACTATATTAGAGAAAATCCAGATAACACACACCGATTTACTGAGTGTTTTTATTCTAGTCAGATGATTAGCAAAAAGCATGCTATGAGGATGATAGGTGATACATTACAGCACAATGGTTCCGTGTATATTTTTGGTGGTTGGTACGGTGTGTTTGCTCAAATACTAAACGAAAACTATCCAAACAAATACTACAATATAGATTTGGATCCTTCTTGTGAGGAAGTTTTTGAGAATATAAACTACAGTAGCTCAATTGCTCATATTACTGCTGATATGGCAGAGTTTGATTATTTAGATAATCCTCTTTTGGTTATCAATACAAGTACAGAACACGTTTCACAAGAAACATATAATGTTTGGTGGAACAAGATACCAAAAGGCACAAAGTATTTCATACAAGGAAATAACTTTTATGAGTGCGATGAACACGTAAGGTGCTGTGATTCACTTGCTGAGTTTGTTACACTAAACCATGTTGAAAATTGTTTTGCAATGCAACAGGTTAAATGTGGTATGCGTCCTGATGGTTCGCCTTTCTATAGATACATGGCATTGGGAACTAGATGAAGGCTATAATAGAATTTACTCACCCCAATACAGGTGAAGAGCATAGATTTTTTATAGAGTTATTTGATAACCCCTATGTTCGTCATGTTGTCGGGCTAGAGCGTAAATCAAAAAATTGGTCTTGTAGTCGTGTTAGGATACCTAGTGTGAAGAGGTACAGCAAAAAAACGGTTGATTGTTTGTGGAAGCAACTATTAGAACAATATAATTCTTTTTTGTCTATTTTTGATCTTCAAGATCAGTTTAATATACCTACAAATTTTGATCGCACTAACAAATACACAAATATTTTACATAGAGTTTTTACTGAATATGTCGAATATAAAACTTATAATAAAAAAAAGGTAAAAATAAGCAACCAAGCTATGCTTTATGCTGAGGAAATGAATGAGACAATACATGAATTAGAAAAATATATATCAAACAAAACTAGAAAAAACTTTGAGTATGTTAATTGGATTGAGATACAGGCACAAACCAATCCTTCACTAATTTATAGATTTAGTGAAGAAGAAAAAAATAATATGGTTTCACAGGACTGTTCTGTTTATGGTGTTAAGCATATACTCGGCAAAGACTATATTATATCTTATTTAGATGAAGACAATCCAGATGAATGGGACATACAAAATATGCACATAGGTTTTTGCGGTTTCTGTATTGATGCTAAAGGTGATCTAAGAAGGCAGTGGAAGGACAAAAAATTTGTAGAATATTTAAATCAAAATAAAGTAGGATATTATCCAATGGGTAATATGGCAGAAAAAGAGTTAAAAGAATTGTATAGTATAATGGAAGTCTGTTGGCCATTTGAGGTTAAGGTAAGGTATGAGTAAACTTTTTGTTTTAGGAGATTCATATGCTGCTCTACATGAAAACCACGTAGACAATACACTAATACCTGAGTCTACTCAATGGAGCTATCTTCTTAGTCAAAAATTGAACATGGAGCTAGTTAATTATGGTGTAGGTGGTTCATCTGTAGAATACGCTATTAATAGATTTTATGAGAAAGTTTTACCTAACATAAAAAAAGACGATGTGCTTATTTTTGTTAAGACTTTTTATCTGAGAAAATACTTAATAAAAGACAAACCTACATTCTCAATGCCTCCGATTGTAGAATCACTTTATAACTCAGAAATAATTTCTTCCAAAGATTACGCTTTTTACATGAGATACTTTGCCGATATTGTGAGAACAGATGTTGAAGGATATCATTCTTTTAATTTTATAAATTCATTAGCATATTACGTTTATAAGTATGGTTTTAAGGTAGCGGTTGTCAATGCCTTCCCTACAACACCAGAAGAAAATAAGTTTGATAATCCAAAAAACATTATAGTATCTAAAGGTTGTTTGTCTCATGTAACTAGATACGAATTTGTAGATTCTGAGATTTTTGATAAAAAAATTCCTGCAGACATGATGGATCCTAGAAGAAACCACATGGATGTAAAGAATCATGCGATACTTGTAGATAAAATATATCATAGTATACAGAATGTAAATATTCCATTAGACTTAGATATTGGTTTTGAGAAAAATTTATATACAGTAAAAGAACTATGTAAAAATGCACATAATAGAACCGAATGGAATAAAGCGAACCTAAAAAAATGAGTAAATTTGAGACAGGAGGAACAAACAACCTCCAATACATGGATTCATTAGAAGAAAAAAGAAAGGCAATTAATTCAGTTAGCCCGTCTTTTTGTTCTGCTAAATGGTTACAAACTACATTGTATTTACAAACAGGATACAATCATTCTTGTCACCATCCTTCACCTCATAAAATACCAGAAGCAGAAGTAAAAGCAAATCCCGCTGCTCTACACAACAGCAAATTCAAAAAAGAGCAACGATCAAAAATGTTGAAGGGAGAGCGACCACAGGAGTGTAGTTATTGTTGGAATATTGAAGACCTAGGTAAAGATTACTATTCAGACAGACAAACAAAGACTTCTGATTATTGGGCTTGGGATAGATTTGAAGAAATAGCAAACTCAGATCCCGATGCTGATATGTTTCCTTCTTACTTGGAAGTATCCTTTTCAAACAATTGTAACTTTGCCTGTGCTTACTGTTCGCCTGACGTAAGCTCTCAGTGGATGGCTGATATTAAAAAAAATGGCCCATATCCTGTTGAGTTTGGTTCACACGACCTAAATCATCTACGTGAAAGAGAACAATATCCATATGCACATGATGAATACAATCCTTACGTAGAAGCATACAATAAATGGTTGCCCGAAGTTTTGCCTCACCTAAAAGTTTTTCGTTTTACAGGTGGCGAACCTACAATGAGTAAAGAGTTTTGGAAAACACTTGACTATATTAGAGAAAACCCTCGTAAGGATTTAGAAATTAGTGTGAATACCAACATGGGTGTGAAACCTGAACTCATAGATAAACTTATAGAATATGGATCAGAGTTTGATACTACTTGTAAGGAGTTTGTTATCTTTACAAGCAATGAAAGTCATGGTGCTCAAGCAGAGTATGCCCGTGATGGTCTTGATTATGACTATTGGATGAATAATCTGAAAAAAGTTTTAGACACCACCGAACTTAGAATTTGTATAATGACTACAATTAATATTTTGAGTTTGCCAAACTTTACAAAATTTTTGCAGGACATTATTGATTTAAGACAACAATACAACCGAGACGGTTATGCAAATAGAGTTATGGTGAGTTTTAATTATATGAGATTTCCACCTCATTTGCAAGTTACCCTTTTAGATAAAGCTACAAGAGAAAAGTATGCAGATGAAATTGAAGAATATGCTATGAGATACCACAGAGATTTTAGTCCTACTAAAGAAGCTAGATTTTTGTTGGAAGAAATAGATCAAATAAAAAGATTCTGTGACTATATGAGAACTGACCAAACTTCAGGGCCAAAGTATAGGAATAACTTTGTACAATTCATAACAGCATATGATGAAAGAAGAAATAAAAACTTTACTAAGACTTTTCCGGAACTGTCTGACTTTTGGGAGATGTGTAAAGAAGAAGCAGAGGAGTTAAATTTGATACCGGTGAAACAAGTTGAGTGATGAATTAATACAGTATAGAAAAAGAGTTTTAGATTCCAAGTCTCCTTCTTTTTGTGGTGCAAAGTGGTACAACGCTACTACTTGGTTGGGCAGTGGTACTACTGCTTCTTGCCATCATCCAACAGCGCACAAGATTCCTCTTGTTGAGTTGCGTGATGACTATACTGCAATTCACAATACCAAACACAAGAAAGCTGCTCGTAAAATGATGCAAGAAGGCGAACGTCCTTTAGAATGCGAATACTGCTGGCGAATAGAAGACATGGGTAAAGATTCTGTATCTGACAGAGTTTTCAAATCTATTATTTACAGCGAAGAGGATTTACAAAAAGCACACGATACTAATTGGGAAGACAGTGTTAATCTAAAAACATTTGAAATTGCTTTTGACAGAACTTGTAATCTTGCTTGCTCTTATTGCAATCCTTCTTTCTCTACTACTTGGGCAAAGGATATTAAAAAGTTTGGCCCGTATCAAAACTTGTTATCAGATGGTGCAGGAGCCTTTGAACAAGATGGTTCCTGGACTGAACCGTATCACCGAGACGAAGAAAATCCTTACGTCACTGCTTTTTGGAAGTGGTGGGACAACGGATTGTCAGATAGTTTAGAAGAGCTACGTATCACAGGCGGTGAACCTCTTATGTCAGGTAACACGTGGAAACTTTTTGACTGGTTTGAGAAACAAAACAGTGAGATGCGTTTTGCAGTCAACAGCAACTTGATTGCTAAAGACGAGATCATTGACAAACTGATTGAAAAATCGTATAATGTAAGAAACTTTGAATTATACACAAGTGCTGAATGTTTCGGTACCCATCAGGAATATCTGCGCGATGGATTCGATTGGGACATTTGGCATAATAATATGACAAGGTTTGCTAAGGAAGGTAACTACAACAGCATAAACATTATGATGACCATTACAGGTCTTTCACTGTTTAGCACTACTGAATTTTTAGATGAAGTCTATGAAATGAAAAAACATAGTAAGACTGGAAAGCATCCTGTTGTGAGTGTAAACATATTGAGATTTCCAAGTTTTCAAAACATACTTACACTACCTAAAGAGATACGAGAACATTGTCGCCAAGATCTTCTATTGTGGTTTGAAGAAAATAAACACAAACCGAATTGGCTTGAATTTGAACTTGCGAGTATAGAACGCCTTTTAGAATATTTGGCTACTGATGAATCACCTCACAGAAAAGCTAGCAATAGAGATACATTGTGGCAGGATATGAAAGCATTCTACACACAATACGACCAAAGAAGAAATAAGAATATAAACGTATTTCCTAAAATATTTACTGATTGGTTTGGTACTATAAATAGTGGTTACAAAGAAAGCCAACTAAAATCTGGTGACAACACTATATTTTTAGATGATAATAGATTGATTGAGTTAAGAGATATCTTATGAGTAAACATATTATATTGACATTACAGAATCCTTTAGATGAAACAGATACATTAGACATCAAATACAATGTTATGGACACCACTATAGGTAATCAGTGGTTTGACCATTGTGTTAGTAATGTAAAAAATGAACCTAGGATAGAAAAAAACTTTTGTTGGTTAGGGTGGAGAGACCCTAACCGCGATGTTCCTTTTTTGGCTAAAAAATTAGACGAGTGTGTGGATACAATCAATGAGTTTGCTGAATCGTATACTCCTCCTGCACATTTAAAGTTTGCACCCAATGTATGGAAAGACTATCGTATTGAAAAGAATTGGGAAGACATCTCTAATGATGATGCACTTAACCAACTACATCATCATTTTGAATTGTTGATGGGACAGGTTTGGGATGTTGCTCCTTACATGAGAACAGCAAGTCCTAAGGCAGCATACGCTATAAGGCAATTGAATAATCTTGTACATGAGTTACAGTCTAGACGGTTTGCTGACACCCACCCACAAACTGTCGGCATGACTGTTGTTAGTTATTTAAATCCTGTTAGAGAATTATTTGCAGATGAATATTATGATAGTTTCTCATTAAACAGAGACTTTGGTGATATATTCTTACACTATGCACAAACAGGAAAAACACCTATTGAGGCTTTTGAGGATAATGATGATTATATCTTCAATAATAATATTAACGCCTTACGTTATATGTCGGGTGAATTTAATATTTGGTGGAGCGAGTCTTCTACAGAAGAAGAAATAACAAGTAGAAAAGAAGAGCTAAAAAAGTGGTTATTTGATCGAGATGTAATTTTGCAAGAACAAGATGAATTTTGTTATTATGTAGACCACAACGGCGACAAACAAGGAATAGGTTGGTTGACTGTTGCTAAGATTGAACATGATTTTCCTAGTGATGCAGATTTGAAAGCAGAAGTTGTAAATAAATTAAACATCTACAAGTTGGCTTGTTACGAAAATAATGAAAAGGTAAGCGAGGTTGTTTGGGATTACAAGTGGAGTGACCCTGACTACGTTGAAAATGAAATTGAATATTTAACTCCACTGTTTCCGAGGTAACTATGCCACATTCGTATGACCTATTAGATGTTAAAAACATTACCAACAAACTAAATGAAGTTGGTCCCGGTTTTTGTATGGCAAAGTGGTATCATGTTAGTATGCACTTACATACAGGACAAAACCATAGCTGCTATCATCCTGCACCTCACAAAATACCATTAGAAGAGGCACAGAAGAATCCTAACGTACTACATAACAGTCCTTTTAAGAAATCAGTAAGGAAAGAAATGTTAGCAGGCGGCCGCCCTTCAGAGTGTACTTATTGTTGGGACGTAGAAGACTTAGGCCCTGATTACATATCGGATAGAATGTTAAGATCCTCTGAACAATGGTCAGTTCCTTTAATTGAAGAAACATCAAAACTGACAGGTGATGAAGATGTATATCCAAGATATTTAGAACTTAATTTTAGTAATCGTTGTCAGTTTAAATGCAGTTATTGTGCGCCAATGGCAAGCTCGACCTGGGTAAATGAAACCGATAAGTATGGTGACTGGCCTTTAGAAAATGAAATTAATGTTAGACAATATCAGAATATATCTTTTCAAAACGAAGGCACAAAGCACGGTGAAGAAGACTGTAATCCTTATATTAAAGTTTTTTGGGACTGGTTCCCCGAGGCTTATCCTCACGTACACACATTACGTTTTACAGGCGGTGAACCCTTACTAAGCCCTAACGTGTTTAAGGTACTCGATTATGTTGCCGAACATCCTAGACCCGAGCTTAGGTTTGCTGTGAATAGTAATATGTCAGTACCTAAAAGAAATATTGAGAGGTTTCTTACTGTCACTAACGACTTGGTTAAAAATGGTAAGATATCTGGTTACGGCGTCTTTACAAGTGTAGATACTTGGGGACCTCAAGCAGAATGGATTCGCAACGGACTAGATATTGAAAAATATGAAAGTAATTTACACTACTATCTACAAAATTCAGCAACACCTTATATTAGCTTTATGGTAACTTTTTGTTTATTAGCTATCCCACGCTTTACTGACTTTTTGGATAAGGTTTTAGAATTTAGAAAAATTTATAACGTAGATCAATCATATCAACGTATTAGTTTTGATACCCCATACACTGTCGAGCCACCTCACTTAACAGCACGTATTGCAGACGATTGGTTTGTTGAAAGACTAGAGTATACTTGTGATTATTTGTTAGAACGGGTGGATGATAACGATATAAATGCTTTTTCTACAGCAGAATATGAAAAGTTAAGACGTGTACTTGATTGGGTTAAACGTAGTAGGTATGAAGGCGAAGAACTTGCAATGAATCGTAGAGACTTTGCTGCTTTTGTAGATGAACATGATCGTAGAAGAGATACTGACTTTCACGCTGCCTTCCCAGAACTAAAAGACTTTTATACAATGTGTAAGGAATCCTAATGAAAGATAAGTGGAATAAGACCCTTGAAAAATATTCTGATGAAGTGCAAGAGTCTTTTTGTATTCTTCCCTTTGTACATACATTTTTAAATACAGAGGGGGATGTTTTTCCTTGTTGTATATCTTGGGATGCTGAAAGAGGCAATTTAGTAGGCTATGTGAAAGATGAGTCTTTAGAAGATCTTTTTAACTCACCTAAAATGAAACAATTGAGATTGGATTTCATAAACGGCAAAAGAAGGCCAGACGTATGTGTTCGCTGTTACAATTCAGAAGACAATGGGTTTCCAGCAGGAAGACATGGTAATAACCATGACCTGCAACATATGATTGAAGATGTAATATCAGCAACACAAGAGGATGGTTACTTAGACCCAAAACTAAAAAGCTGGGATATTCGTTTCAGTAATTTGTGTAATTTAAAATGTAGATCATGTGGTGACATATACAGCACGACTTGGGCAAAAGAAGATGCTGACTTTGGTATCAACAGGGGACAACAAGAGTTTAAGGCGTATGAAGGTGAAGACCCATTAAAGAACCAGTATGATAACGTAGAGAAAATTTATTTTGCAGGCGGCGAACCTCTCATTATGCCCGAGCATTACAATACCCTTACTCAAATCATAAAAAAAGGACGAGCAAAAAAAGTTAGATTGGTATACAACACTAACATGACTAAATTAAATTACAACAATAATTATTTGGTCGATTATTGGAAAGAATTTAAACAAGTAACACTTGGTTTAAGTATTGATAACTTTGGTGATAGAGCAAACTACATTAGACACGGATCTGTAAAATGGCATAAGATAGAAAATAATATTAAACAGTTGGCAGAGTATTCTAAACAACCGAACTCTAATATGGATTACTTTTTCTCTCCTACCGTTAGTATTTTAAACGCATATACTCTGACAGATTTACACAGGCATTTTTATGAAGATGGTATGATGACAGGAATAGATGATTTGTTGTTCAACATATTGTATCACCCAGCAGAACTATCATTCAATATTCTACCGGATTATCTAAAACAAGAAATACAAGACAAAATAAAACTTCACATTGAGTGGATAAAAGATAATGGGGGAACTAGTAGATCTATAGATCAGTTTAATAGTTTTTCTGACTGTTTGAATGAAAAGATTGATGATCCGGAAAAAAATATAAAACAGTTTATACGAAGAACAAAAGAACTTGATGCTAGAAGAAATGAAAGTTTCCCTGACACCTTTCCTGAGTATGCAGAATGGTGGAACACAATAACAAAAAATACAATAGACGTGGTTAACTTATGAGCAAAGAATTACCTAAAACAATTTGTCCTCATCCGTGGCAACATTTACATTCATGGCCTGACGGGAAAGCTATGCTTTGTTGTGTAGCACATGGCGGAGTCAAAGGAGGAGAGGTCGGGGATTTCTCAAAGAACTCCTATGTTGAGATAATGAACAGCGATAAGATGAAACAAATTCGTAGTGATTTTTTAGCGGGTAAAAAACCACCTGAATGCAAGGCTTGTTGGGAAGCTGAAGATCTAGGCAAGCAAAGTTTTAGAAGTAATACTCCTATACATAAAGAAGTCAGACAGTTAATGGAAGAAACTGACGCTGACGGTACTATGAAAGAAACTAAAATGTTTTATATGGATTATCGTTTTAGCAATCTTTGCAATTTAGGATGTCAAACGTGTGGTAGTCCTCTGAGTAGCACTATTGCAAATAATAGAGAAAATAATTCATATGAGACTGATTTTTTAAAAAGAAAAAAGGTTCTGTCTGAAAGAGGTACAGTTACGTCTTTTGTTTATGCCAGACCAAACTTTATGGAAGAAGATGTTTATCCTTATTTAGATGACTGCCGAGGATTTTATTTTGCTGGTGGCGAACCTTTAATGCACCAAGAACATTTGGATATTCTAAATTACTTGAATGATAATAAACTATACGATAAAACTATCTCATACAGCACAAACCTATCATTATTGAAATGGAAAGGAATAAATTTTTTAGATATATGGAAGAACTTTAACAATATTATGTTTTGGTGTAGTATAGATGGTCACGGCAAACAGTTAGAGTATATCCGAGAGTTTTCAAAACATGACAGAGTATTTAAGAACTTAGATACATTGTTGAAATTAAAAGAGTCTCCCAATCCTGACAAACCGTTTCAAGGTCATCAGGTTCGTATATGTTATACTCACAGTTTGTATAACTGTTATTATGTCCGAGAGTTTGTAGACTTCTTGTATGAAAATGGATTCTTAGATCGACTAAGTGACATTGAATTGAACTATGCTTATGGCGATAGTAATTGTCCTTCGTCATTACCTAACTTCGCAAAAGAAGAATTGAAGGCCAAACGAAAAGAAGATCGTGAGGCAGAATCAATGCAATATATATTTAAGAAGTTTCCTAAATTTAAGCAATACTATGACACAGTAGACACCTTACTTGATAGCAAAAGTAACAATTACAGTTTTGATTTACTATGTTCTAATAAGTTTGTTGCTGACAAAGATAAGATAAAAGAAGCACTCCCTTGGCTTGCAAGTGTTATTGAAAGGCATAGAATTATATGACAAATTGTATTAATGTATATAAAGGATTACGTTACACCAACAGCGGTGAAGTTATGTTTTGCTGTAAGAGTGAAAACTGGCTAGACGATAAAGACGGTAATCGCTGTAAAATAGATACTCACACATTTGATGAAGCCTTAAACGGAAAACAGGCTACAGAGATACGTGACGCTTTAGAGAAAGGAATCAAACACAAAAACTGCCAAAAGTGCTGGGATGAAGAGGCTTCTGGTATTGCAAGTAAGCGTATGCTTGATAATGATAGAGCTCAAAGATACTGGGGTCTGGATTATCTGCGGGATACAACTGTGCAGGCAGAAATTGTTGAACTTAATTTAGGAACAGTTTGTAATCTAAAGTGTAGAATCTGTGGTCCTTGGTCAAGTAGTAAATGGGTGAAAGAACACTATGCAGTTTTAGCCAAAGGTGAACCTTTTGACAAATACATGGAAAGAATATATCAGTGGCAGGGAAACTGGGAAGAAGATAGTCCTGCATGGGAGAACATAGAAAACAATTTGCCTAATTTGAAACAAATTGACTTTTATGGAGGAGAACCTTTCCTTGTTGACAAGAACTGGGAAATTCTACAAAAAAGTGTAGACGAAGGTTATGCAAAAGATCAAATACTTCACTTTAATACAAATGCTACAACATACAAAGAAGAACATATAGAGACACTTAAAAAATTCAAAAGTGTTCTTATTAGTCTGTCTATAGACGATATTGGAGAAAGATTCGAGTTTCAAAGACATCCGGCAAAATGGGATGTGGTATCTGAAAACTTACAAAAATTTATCGAACTTAATAAATCTAATCCTCAAATAGATCTTTTGGTTTGTGTTACAGTTAATAATTTAAATGTATATTATATGACTGAGATTATGCACTACTTTGAAAAACAAAAAGTACAATACTATGCAAACTATTTGCACTTTCCAGCATACTATAATATAAGAAATATGAAACAGGAATTGAAGTCAAAGGTTGCAGATAAATATGCTAGGACTAGGACAGGTTTGACCACGTACTCGCTTGAAAATTTAAAAAGAATTACCACTTACATGGAAAATCATATAAGCACACAGGGTCCTTGGGAAGAATTTTTGAATATAACAAAAGCCAAAGATGATTACAGAAAAGAATCTTTTGCTGACACTTTCCCTGAGTGGTCAAAAATTATAGAGGAAAACTAATGAATATTTCACAGCCGTTTAAAGGAGTTCCTTTGTGGGAATTTAGCGGTTTAGATATTCCCGATATAGATCCTTACAGTTACAAGACAGTTTCTGCACAGGAAAGTAAACCTGTAATGTCAGATGAAATGTACAAAAAGAGAACTGTAATTGAATATTCCGATTTGAAAGATTGTGAAAATTATGCTAAGGTTCAGACGCAGATCGAAAAAGTAATTACTGCCATACAAAAACAATCTACTGAAATGATTTATATTGAAGATGGTGATTATAAAACTTTACTGCTTATGATAAACGCATGGAATATGCGTCACTATAAAAATACTGAGTTTGTTATAGACAAAAAGGGATTCAACATGGGTTATCATTTAGATAACCGGAATATAAAGTGTAATTTATTTTTAAACTTAAAAGATAATATATCTTCTACTGAGTTTATGATATTGAATCGACCTCTTCCTTGGACACATGAATCATTTGTATGTGACAAAAAAGAATGGAAAGGTCCTTCTCAAAAAGGCTCAGGATATTTTTATTTCAATGAAGATAGACTTTGGCACAAAATTGAAGTAGAAGATGATGAGAGATTAATCGCAATGATGGGAGTGACGATGGAATGAATATTGTTATTGTTGGACCGGGTAGCGACCCAAAAAGATTTGGTACCTATTTTGTAAATAAAGCCGAAGAACAAGAACACAATGTAATAAAGTTTTCTTATAGATTAAATACAGAGTCTCCGGAAGAAATAGGTGACAGATTTGAAAGCGTTATTGAACCGCTTGAACAAATAGACTTATTGTTGTATAATTCTATAGGAGGATTTTATCCGGGAGAGCCTTCTAATTACACTTCAACCCACGATGTAAAATTTTCAGATTGGCAAACAGGAATACTTATCAATGCTGCATTGCCTCATATGTTTTCTGTAAAGTGTCTGAAAAAGATGAATGATAGGTCGGGTATTGTGTTTTTAACATCTTCTGCATCATACTTAATTAACAGAGATAATTTTATACAAATGGCTGGTTACTTTGGTACTAAGGGTGCTATGAATCAGCTGATGAGGGCTCTTGCAGAATACAATGATAAAAATGCTACAGTTTGTTGTATGGCACCACACATACCATACGATCAACCTGATATGGCAGAGAAAATTATGGATAAATTGACCAAATATATTTTGAGAATTCATAAAGACGATACTGGAAAAATTCTACAGTGTTATCCGCCAGACGGCAATGTATTTTATCACACAGGAGGAGTAAATCCGTGAATAAAGAAAAACAAGAAGAAACAGAGATTGAAGAAGAGGAATTAGAACTTGATCCGGAGATATTAGAAAAATTAGAAAAGTTAAAAGAAGCAGACCCCTTCATCTATGACTAAAGAAGCTGACACCTTTTGTATTTTGCCTTGGGTGTCAGCTGTCTACGCACCTAATAAAATGAACTTGATTTGTTGTCGTGCATTTGAAGAGGTGACAGAATATACTTTGGATGCTGTTAATTCAAAGTCACATAAACATTTAAGAGAAACATTGGGTAAAGGTATTCAAGATCCAATATGTAAAAGATGTTGGTTTGATGAAAAAGCCGGTATATCTAGTTATAGACAAGACTTTAATAATGTTTTTAAAAACATCATAACAACTGATGCTTACGATCCTCCTAAGCTTAGATTTTTAGAATACACACCCAACAATGTATGTAATCTTGCCTGTAGAATGTGTAACTCTTTGTACTCAACAAGAATATATGCTAGGGAAAAACAGCTAAAAGAAAAAATATGGAGTAAAGATGCTCATTATACTGACTGGAGAGATTTAGACCTAACACACTTACAAGAGCTAAAATTAATGGGCGGCGAACCCATGTATTTAAAAGAACATTTAGAAATGTTAAAGTATTTAGATGACATAGGTGTCCTAAAAGATTTATGTCTCACTTTGATAACAAACTGCACACATTCTATGTCAGATGAATGGAAACGAGTATTAAATAAAATTAGAAAGTTACATTTGGTATTAAGTGTAGATGCTGTCGGTCCAGTAAACGATTATATCCGCCAATATTCTAATTGGAAGGAAGTTGATAAGAATGTCAACGAATTTATTCAATACAAAAAAGACCTACCAGTGGGTAAGGTACATATAACCTTTAACTGCACTGTTGGGTTATACAATGTTAATAAAACCAAAGAACTTGAATTATATTCAAACGACAAAAAAATTGACTGTTACTTCAATCCGTTGAAGTTCCCGGAGTATCAGTCATTGTTCTACATAAGCGAAGAACATAAAAAAGTATTAATAGAAAATAAAGGTGTGACCGAAAAATTACATCATGTTCTATTAGAGCCTGAAAAAAATGTAGTGTCTAAACAAAACTTTGTAGAAATGACCGACAAGACAGATAAGTTTTATAATAAATATTTAAAAGACTATAACCAAGAGATATACGAGTTGTTCTATGATTAGTTGGGGTGTTAGTGCAGGGTTCCATGATGCAGCGTTGACAGTTATTAGAGACGGTTGCATCGTCTTTGCCTCACATTCGGAAAGATATAGTAAAATTAAAAACGATAAAAATCTTTCACCCGGATTAGTAAGAGCAGCTTTAGAGTATGGACAACCTGATATAATATTTTGGTATGAGAATCCTTTACTCAAAGCAACCCGTAGAATATGGGCAGGGCAAAAGAATTGGTATAAAAATCCAAAAAAATATTTTACAGATGTAGGATACGATTTCAAATGTCCTATTGAATGGGGCAACCATCACAAGTCACATTGGGCTGCTGGGTACTATACAAGACCTAGTCACTTTGTTGACTGCGCCACACTTGTTGTTGACGCAATAGGGGAATGGACAACCACCTCAATATGGAAAAATGAAAAAAAAGTTTGGTCGTCACGTTACCCAAAATCTTTAGGACTTTTTTACAGTGCCTTTACTGATAGGTTAGGCCTCAAGCCAAACGAAGATGAATACATCCTCATGGGCATGGCTGCGTATGGTGACCCTAATAGATTCTTTGACGAAATAGAAAAACTGACACACGGCAAAAATTTACATAAAGGTGTACGTTGGTGGAGACCTGAACTTACAAGCGAACAAGATAAGTTTGACATAGCGGCTGCTGTACAAAAAGTATTTGAATCATACTTACATGGCTTACTAAACAAGACGAAAGAACTCACAGGGCAGTCTAAACTTGTTTATATGGGCGGGTGTGCCTTGAACTGTCTTGCTAATAGACTGATACCACAATACTTCAAAGAACATTGGATAATGCCTAACCCAGGTGATGCAGGATCATCACTTGGTGCTGTGCTTGCTGGAACTAAAGAACGTGTGAACTTTAGTACAGCTTATTTAGGACATGAGATAAAAGGTGAATATCCGGTTGACAACCTACTACAAGAACTGTTACAATATGGGATAGTGGGAGTAGCAAATGGGCGAGCAGAGTTTGGTCCAAGAGCATTGGGCAATCGTAGCTTGTTAGCCGATCCACGTGGTGAAGAAATGAAAGATGCTGTAAACAAGATAAAACAGCGACAGGAGTTTAGACCGTTTGCTCCTGTTATAAGACAACATGATGTTGCTGACTTTTTTGAGGTTAGTAAGACTTTTCATTCACCTTATATGCAACAGGTTGTAAAGTGTAAACATAAACACTTGTTTCCTGCAATCGTACACAAAGATGAAACAAGTAGGGTACAAACAGTGACATACGCATCAAATCCGGGCCTATATGTATTATTAACACGCTGGTATGAAGAAACTGGGTGCCCTATGTTACTGAATACAAGTTTGAACATAAAAGGGCAACCTATTGTAAATACGTTGAATGACGCAAAGAAGTTTGAAGAATATTATGGAGTAAAAGTCTATGGATCTGAATGAATTTATGGACTATAGTTCTAAATCTACAGGGGGGAACTATAAAAGACTACACCTTAATATGAAAACAATTCATTGGGTAAAAGATGAACCAATACCTTTAGATGGTACAGGAGGTGTCTTTGGTTTTTGTTCAGACTTTCCATTAGATAAAACTGTAACAAACTATCACGTGCCTAACTATAACAAAAAATTAAATACATTTAAAGAAACCCTTAATGAACACCCTGACATGAATTCATTAGAGTATCCTTTAAATTTAGGAAAGATCGGAGGTGAGCTTTGGTTTGAAATTCCATCACTTCTAAATTCATTGAAGGAATATATGCAAGATGATTATAAGTTTAAAAATCCAATATCTTGTTATTGGTGTTTAGAGGATTCTCTTAATGGTGGTAAAGGGTTTTGGAAATGTCATCCAGGCACTACTAGATTGTTTATCGCCAAACTTTTTAGTGCAGAAAAAAATAACATTTCTTCTTGGTTATATTCTGAGGATGAAGCTGCACTTGAGGGATTGAATTTTGAACCTCTACCTACTTATAGAGATTTTTGGAATAAGGTAGTTGATGAGTGTGCAGATGCTGTAAACTACAGAAAAAGAAAGCCACTAATGAATTTAGTCTCAGTACAGATGTTAAATGCTAAGATTCAGCCGTATGGAAATTATCCTAATATTGCTATAGGATTAGAACACGTTATGCACAAAGATATGATTAGTAGCTATAATTTGGCTAGATCTTTTTTTGAGGGGTGTGAGGTCATATTTAACGGTGAAGTGATACAAGAACCACTAAAAAAGAAAGTTAGAACTGTTAAGTGTGTATGTAAACAACCTAATGAAACCAAAAAGATTAAGGCTATTTTGTTAATGATGATATGTCATAGATACAAGTGTCCCGAGGATCTTTTTTGGTTTACAAGTAAGTAAAGATATAAATATCTGTTATGGGACAAGTAATACCTTTTAAAAGAATACCCAAAACACCTGAAGCTAAAGTAGTAGGTCATAGACTATCATTTTATACGGATGAGGAGATAGACATAGCACTTTTAGCTCTCAATATGTATGGGTTCGACAAACTGAGATATACAGTAGATACTATGAAATCTCTGGATCCTTTGTATATCAGAGCCTGTTTATATGAACTGAAAAATAGTGATCTCATATCCTCTCTTGGCAGGAGAGTTATAAATATGATTATTGATAACATGGAGGAAATACGTGATGCCAACTAAGTTTAAACCATCTGTCGTAATTGCTGAAAAACAAAGCAATGGCACTGTTAAGAAAAGAAACCAACACTTTTATATGAAGAATACTTCTACAAAGAATATTGTGGAAATGTATGAAAAGTCTAATACTTTACCAAAAATTAAAGATAAGTTGAAGAAAGAACTTGTCAGACGAGGTGCGTTGGATGCCAGTATATAGTTTTCGCAATAACGAAACCGGTGAAGAATATGACAGGATTATGAGTTGGGATGCTAAAGTTGAATACCTGGAAGAAAACCCCAATATAGAATCAATTATTACTGGTGCCCCTGGCCTTGTAAGTAACACAGGTGATCGCACTAAACCCCCATCCGGCTTCAAAGAAGTATTATCTAAAATTGCTGATGCAAACCCTAACAGCAAACTTGCAAACGACTATGGTAAGAAAGATCATAAGTCTGTTAAGATTAGGGAGACTGTCCAAAAACAAACTGGTAAACTATTAGGAGACGATTAAATTTTGTTATGATTCTTTAACCAATAACCCACAGATAGGAAGTAATATGGCAAAGAAGAATCTTCAGCTTGTACAAAACGAAGGACTACCTGTAAACAATAGTTTGAAAATGAGGATAGAAGACCTCAGAACTATTCAAGCCAAAACCGAAACCCAAGGCCAGTTTATGTCGCAGTATGACTATAAACCGGCCTTTTTGCTACACGGTTGTGCTGGTACAGGCAAAACCTTCATTGCACTTTATAGAGCTCTGGAAGAAGTAATGATGAAAGGAGGAACTAGGGATCGAGTAATTATTGTTAGGTCTGCTGTACCTTCCCGTGAGATTGGACACTTACCCGGAGATCAAGATGAGAAGACTGAGGTGTATAGCGCACCGTATCAATCAATGTGCCAAGAACTTTTTCCAAACAAGCCACAAGCATATCACCGTTTGGTAGAACAAAAGTATCTGGAGTTTATGTGTACTTCATTTGTCAGAGGTATCACATTAGATCACGCTATTGTTATTGTTGATGAATGTCAAAATATGAATGACATGGAAATCAATTCTTTAATGACAAGAGTAGGAGTCAATACAAAGATTATATTTTGTGGAGACTTTAGGCAGACCGACCTTTACAAGAGGAATGACTTGTCTGGCCTGAAGCAGTTTATGGTAACCGTTGAAAATATGCCATCCTTCTGTTCTGTCGAATTCGGGCCAGAAGATATAGTTAGATCTGCCCTGGTCCGGGAGTATATTGAGGCCAGAATGAAGTATGAGGACTCAAATTACCTAAGTGCTTGATTTATAAGCGCTTTTAATTTCTCCAACAAAATCAAGCACTTACGTCAGAAATGGCCTAAGTGCTTGTTTTCCTTAGGCCAAAAAGTGCTTGACTTTTCCTAAAATTACTGTATAATAAGCATTATAAACTGATAAATTAACTTGTGAGGAGATGTTTATGAGTAGTAATATAGCAAAAACAGCAGAGCTTATTGTAAGTTTTCATAACGCAGTCAATAGTCTTGAGAACCTAGACGATCGTGGTCGTATTAACTGGAACTATGTGGATGCTGATATTCACCTGGATGCAAGTGATGCGGGCAAAGTAGTACCCGAGGAGTGGTACGAGGTATTCAACGATCTCGCTGATGAAATTGAATTGAATCAACTGCAGGAGTCTGTATAATGTGGAACTTAGAAGGTATGCGTGTTAAAGGTCTTTATCTTAGCGGTGACCAGCCCGTCAGCGGCACAGTAACCCATAGCCGTGTTGAATACGGCGGTAACGTATCTCACCACGTCAAAATAGACGATGGCTTTCAGTGGAAAAATTCTGCTGGTAAGGTTGTTATCAGTCGTGAGGCTGGTGAGGTTGTTATTGTTGACCACAAGTATATCACGGAGGTGCGCGACTAATGTTGATTGTATCTAACGGTTATTCCGATCAGATTTTTTCTTGTCACCAGGAAGTCATTGACTTCTTTGGTCAGGATACCTTCACGGCATTAATGGAAGGCATTCATTCTCAATTCACGCTGAGGTTTAGCGATGTCTAAAGAAGATTATTACAAGTTCCCTAATCCTACAAATCCAACGGCCGAATTGATTAAGCGCCGTCGGATACAGGTACTTGTCCACTCTTGCATCTATTATGCTTTAGATGACAACATTGTGCCTGACCACGTTTTTGATGCCTGGGCAAAAGAACTTGAGCAGCTAATGAAAGATCACCCTGATGCTTACAGTGACAGGTTTGATTACGCTTTTAAGAACTGGGATAGCTCATCTGGTTATAACTTACCACACCGTGATCCTTGGATTCTAAATAAAGCGCAGTATTTGCTTAAAAACAGATAAGCACCCTTAGCTCAATCGGATAGAGCAACGGCCTTCTAAGCCGTAGGTTGCAGGTTCGATTCCTGCAGGGTGTACCAATATAAGTAGTAATATGTTTAAAAGAATAGAAATAGATTTAAAAATACCTGAAGCAGAAACTACCGAACACGGTAGATTCTATCGTACACCTGAAGGAAACTTATATCCTTCAGTAACCACCGTTATGTCTCATGCGTCAAAAGAGTCTATCAAGGCTTGGCGTGAACGTGTCGGTGAAGAAGAAGCAAACAAAATCAGTAATCAGGCAGCAACAAGAGGTACAAAGATACATGACTTGTGCGAAAACGTGTTGCTGAATAATGATATTGATACAAGCAATCTCAGTTTGTTGGACAAACAGATGTGGGATCGCTTCCGTCCTGAACTCGACAGGATAGACAACATTCACGCAATCGAAGACCCACTATACAGTAATCATTTACGTATGGCAGGCCGGGTTGATTGTATTGCTGAATGGGATGGGAAATTATCAGTCATTGACTTTAAGACCTCACGCAAGCCTAAAAGAAAAGAATGGATTGATAATTACTTTATGCAATGTACTTCATACGCAATTATGTTTGAAGAAATGACCGGTATACCGGTACCGCAAATCGTTGTTGCTATTACTGTCGAAGGAGAACAACCTCAAGTCTTTGTTGAAAAACGAGATAATTACGCAGAGCAGCTATTGGACTTACGTTTAGATTATGAGCGCAATTTAAAATTATGAATATAAGCAATCTGCTGATAACAGCTGCTACAAATTATCCAGATCGCCCTGCAATATCATTTAATAATATAACCTATACTTGGAGCGAGGTATGTGAACGCACAAGAAAACTTGCAACCAAATTAAGTAATATCGGAGTAGTAAAAAATGATAATGTAGCATTTACAGGACACAATTCTAACACACAAGTAGAACTCTTTTATGCTTGTTCTATGTTAGGTGCTACTTTTGTTCCTATAAGTTATCGTTATTCAAAGAAAGAAATTGATGAGGTACTAAGGGATTGTAATCCTAAAGTTTATTTAGATGAGTCTAGTGTCTCAATTACTGATGAAAAACTATACGAAAATGTAGTAGACGGTAATGATTATTATGCTATTACATACACCGGAGGCACTTCAGGCAAACCAAAAGGTGTGCCTCTCAGTCATACTAGACAATATTTAAATGCTCTTACAAGTGCAAGTGTCTTTAATTTATCAACTGATGATGTTAGTTTATTGTGTGGACCAATATATCATTTAGGTCCTCAGAATAGAATTTTTGCATCTACCATGATGGCTTCTCATCTTGTCATACAAGACAAATTTGTACCAGCACAATTTGTAGAAATTGTGCAAAAATATAAGGTGACTAATATTACACTGGCACCCACAATGTTACAAATGTTGTTAGATGCGCCTGAGTTTGATTACGAAAAAATTAAGAGTATAAAAAACATACAGACCGCAGGATCAACTATGCCTACTGCTCTGTTAAACAGAGCAAGAACAATCTTTGTTGACGCAGAATTTAATGATTCATATGGCATTACAGAAATGGGAGGAGTAGTTCTTGCAAATAATAAGCCTGTTCCTCATGTTGCTGTAAGAATTGTAGATGATGAACTGTGGGTGAATGGGCCTACACTTATGGATGCTTATGTCAATAGGACTCCTGATTTTAAGGATGGTTGGTATCAGACTGGTGACATGGTAAAACTTGTTGACGAAAAATATTATATTGTCGGAAGAAAAGATGATATGTTTGTTTCTGGTGCAGTTAATATTCATCCAAGTGAAATAGAAACCGTTATAGATTCACATCCGAAAGTAAAACAGTCTGCGGTGATAGGAGTAGATGATGAACTATGGGGGCAAGTGCCCCGGGCCTTTGTTGTAGGTGAGGTATCAGAAAATGATTTGATAAGTCATTGTAAGGATAATATGGCCAACTACAAGTGTCCGAAACAATTTGTATTTGTTGACGATATACCGAAAACAGGTGCAGGAAAGGTTGACAAGCAGGCATTAAAACTGTTATAATATAAATATATTACCCGTTGACGTTTGAAGTAAAACGAGTTTGGACGGGGGTGCAAATCCCCCCGCCTCCACCAATAAAAGACAAGGGGGGCGTTTTAGATTCGACAGACGAGAGAATAGGCAAATCGAGGGTCGTCAGAGTAGACGCTAAAACTACCTTAAAATAAACGCTAACGATGACGTTTACGCCTTAGCTGCATAGGCTAAGTGAGGTATGGGCACCGCCTTATAATCCAATGGGCCCATTTACTAGGAGATTGTATGAATAAGTTTCTTATTTCTACAGCATTACTAGCAGCGTTTTTACTAGCTGTAAAAGTTTTATTAATAAATGATAAACCTGTAAAAGAAAATATTCCAATTGTTATTGATATTGACATTAGCGCAGGAATAAGTTATAATGAAGTAGAATGTTTAGCACAGAACATTTACTTTGAGGCTCGTGGTGAGCCTATGACAGGACAAATAGCTGTTGCCTATGTTGCACTCAATAGAAAACATGACGAAAGATATCCGAATACTTTGTGTGAGGTTATTAAACAAGGCCCTATTTCTGTTTGGTTTCTTACAGAACAAAACAAGATAGTTCCTCTTAGACACAAGTGTCAGTTTAGTTGGTGGTGCGACGGAAGAAGTGACAGCCCAAAAGATATGTGGGCATGGGGTCTTGCAATGGACGTAGCTGTAGGTGTTATAAATGATAAGTATGATGACCCTACTTATGGGGCTTTATGGTATCATAACACAGATGTAGATCCATCTTGGAATAGACAACTTGCCTACACTACACAAATAAATAAACATTTATTTTATAAATGATGGAGTAGTAGGTGAACTTAGAAGTAATTAGTGACCAATTTATGGCTGAAGCACAAAAACCAACAGATACATTTCTTATCACAAAAAAGTTTAGGTCTCCTAGTGAGTTTTCTCAATACATTGAGCAAACAGCATTTCATACAAGACAATCTTGTATGGACGTTTTGTTAGACTACTGTTTAAGAAATGAAATTGAAGCAGAAAGTATTAATAAAATTATTAATAACAGTCTCCGTACCAAACTAGAATCTGAAGCTAACGATTTAAACTTACTCAAAGTAAAATCAAAAATAGGAAAGTTACCGTTTTGATTATTGCAATTACAGGCACCTCTAGCGGTGTTGGTAAAGAACTATATAATGTTTTGTCTAAAGAATATCAGGTTATTGGACTAACACGAAAAGATATAGATCTAGATTACCCTGATAAAATTGATAAACTTGATCAAGTAGACATACTGATAAATTGTGCTGGACATGACTTAGGTGGTAAGGTAAAATTCACAGAACACAAGTTTGAATATTGGCACAAGATTATGAATACTAATCTTATTAGTGTTATGAGGCTAACTCAATTAGCATTACAAAATAATCCTAAAGTAAAGATAGTCAATGTTACTAGCACAAACAACGACCATTTTTATCCTGGGGATTTAGTATATAGCCTGTCTAAAAAAGCATTACAAGAATTTGGCAGAATGATTCAGATAGAATTTCCTGAGGCCACTATTAAAGAAGTTAGATTGGGGCTTACTAAAACTAATTTTAATCAGAACAGACATAGGTTAAAACACAAACCTATAGATAATTTGTATGACATAGAACATCTCAAACCAAAAGATGTTGCAAGACAAATAGCAGATTTTATTTTTGACCGAGATCTTTTTACTAGAATAGCCCCATGAAAAATGATTATGGGTGGCAGTTATATCACTGGCACATTGAAATCAGCGCAAAGTGTACACTAAAATGTCCACGATGTCCTCGTACTGAAATGCCCAAAACCTCTTGGACTAACAAAGAGTTTACCCTTGAGGAATTTCAACAGGCGTTTACTGAGGACTTTATCCAACAGAACGTCAAAAGATTTACTATGTGCGGTGACATAGGAGATCCTATCTACTGTAAAGACTTTTTGAAAATTTGTAGTTATATCAAACAAGTCAAACCTACTTGTCACATTTTTATCATCACCAATGGCAGCTACAAAAAAGCAGAATGGTGGGAAGAACTAGCTGTTATCCTAAATGAATATGATACTGTAAACTTCAGTGTTGATGGTTACAATCACGACACCAACAATATGTATAGAGTGAACAGTGATTGGGAAAGTATCATGCTCGGAATGTCTATCATGGGTCACAAATCTAAAGCGTTTGTTGTTTGGGCTACAATATACTTTAGTTTCAATGAAAATAATTTAGATGAAATAGTAAAACTTGCTAGACAAAACAATTGTGATACTGTACAATGGACTAAGAGTACAAAGTTTGGGAGTAAGTATGAAACATATGGCCCTTACGATCATTTAGAACCGAGTGAACAATACATAGCCAGCACACACCGGTATGAAAGAAGCGTCACAAGATTATCAGATCGTATTCAACCTATTGATGAATACATGGAAACAAACATAGAAAAATATAACACGACCCCTGCACACGGAAATATATTGCCTTTGTGTTTAGTAGGTAATCGAGGAATGTATTTAAGTGCCGACGGAACTTTACACCCATGCTCTTGGACAAGTTTTCCATACACTGAAATGAGTGACGGTAAAAAGAAAATTAGATATGAAGATAGCTTTTTTGCCATGTATCGAGATCAGCTATCAGTGAAAACAAATAGTATGGAAAATGTTTTGAACCATGAGCTTTGGAAGAAACTATTTTCTAGTTGGAAAAATAGTCCTTGGGTTGAGTGTAGTCTCAAATGTAAGAAGGACTATGTTGATTATAATTATGCTGTGGGATACGAAACAAACTAATGACCTCTTATGATGTCTACAAATTGTATGCGGCCTTAAGGTTGCACTTTACCGATCCTAAGTACGATATTACTGTGACAAAAGGACGTATGAGGAATCTCCGTCAGTCTTTTGAGAAAAGAAAAGACACACAGTATATGTACAAGCTAGCTAACGAATACAAGCGCTCAGAGGTTATTGATATTCTTGTAGCCAACTTTGTAGCTGGCAGTGATACGGCAAATATCTACACAGGAAATTTTATAGAAAACTATAAAAAATACTTGACAAGACGTAAAAGAATGTTATATAATTTAGATGTAGACTTAGATAATATCTTATTTAGGATAGAAAAAGAAGGATCTAAGTCAGCAATGGAAGGCACACACCCACTAATCTTCAGAATGTACATGGGTGGGGATATACAAATTGAAACACTTGTTATTATGGAAAAGTTATATCCTTATGTTGAAGATTATGCTAGTGACTTTGTATTGGAACACATTTGTTTACTAGTAAAGAAGTACAAACCCTTTGTTCGTTTTGACAAAGATAATGTTAAACAGAGATTTGCAGGTAAGATTGCACAATGTCTAAATCAGTAAAAAGAAAACCCGAAGAAAAAAGAATTCATAGGGTTGGAAAAGAACATCCTGAAAGAGCAATCGATCAGGAACTAAGACGTATAAATAGTATTGAGGATCTAGAGAATATAGATCTAGATGAAGTCCTTGACACATACGAATATACAAGAAGCATAAATTAAACATACAACGCACATATATCGCATATACGGAGAAATAATATGGCTTTTAATTCCCTTTCAGACCTTCGCAAGGCTCGTGGCAACTTTGATACATTGATGAAGGAAGTCGAAAAACTTGACGCCCCTCAGCAAAACAATCGAGATGATTCAAACGAGTGGAAACCCACAGTAGATCAAGCAGGCAACGGATACGCTGTTATTCGTTTTCTTCCAGCACCTCAGGGTGAAGATATGCCATGGGTACAGCTATGGAATCATGGCTTCCAAGGTCCAACAGGTAAGTGGTACATTGAAAACTCACTTACAACCCTCAAGCAGACAGACCCTGTATCAGAACTCAACTCAGAGCTTTGGAACAGTGGTGTAGAAGCAAACAAGGAAATTGCTCGTAAACAGAAGCGTCGTCTTTCTTATTACGCTAACATCCTTGTTGTTGAGGATTCAGGCAACCCTTCTAACAACGGTAAAGTATTCCTTTACAAGTTTGGTAAGAAGATCTTTGACAAGATCAAGGATGCAATGCAGCCTGAGTTCCAAGACGAAGCACCAATGAATCCCTTTGACTTTTGGGATGGTGCTAACTTCAAACTTAAGATTCGTCAGGTAGAAGGTTACAGAAACTATGACAAGTCTGAGTTTGCGGCTCCAAGTGCTGTATCAGATGATGATGCTGCTATTGAAGCTATTTGGACACAACAGCATTCACTTGCTAAAATTGTAGACCCTAGCAACTTCAAGTCATATGACGAATTGAAGAAGAAGTTAGACTTTGTATTGGGTAACAGTGCCAAGGTAGGCACAGCAGAAAGTATTTCTAGTCAGACCGGAGATGCTGCTGATGACAACTACATGGAAAAGGTAACACAGATGTCAAAGGCTGAGACTACTGTTTCAGAGGATGACGAAGATGATACACTGTCTTACTTTGCTAAACTTGCTAATGATGACTAACAACTAGTCAGACGAAAAAGGGGGCCTAGCCCCCTTTTTTATCCCATAAAGACTCTATCGTTATACCTACTCAAAGAACTACCTTGATTACGAACATTAGATGCAAAAACATTAGTAGGACTACTGTTACTGCTATTGTTATTATTGTTTGTTACATATTGTATATTAGGCGCTGCTCCTCCTCCACTACTATCTGAGGCATCTATTGTGACATTATCTACTGCCATTGCTGTTGGTACAGTAGAAGTAGCAACAGTATCAGCTCCCATAGGAGTTAATCCTTCTATATTTGCCATGGCAGGAGTAGCAGCCTGTATTTCTGCTATTCTGTTTTCTAACATTCTTTGTTGAGGCACTGACAACTCACCTGTGTCTACTATTTCTTGTAACTGGGCCGCGTCGTTTACTTCTGACAATCTTTCTTGGTTGATAGTTTGTCCTGTTACTCTACCTCTTCGATTGGTAGTATCTTCTACAATACCATCTTCTCTTGCTTTATTGATTATAGCCTCTGGAGTATTTTCTGCTAGTTGTTCATCAGCATTGAAATTATCCCAAGCTTTCTTCATTTCTGTTATGGTCAAGTCACCTATCGCTGCTAGCCTTTCCATACCACCGTCTGGATCATCTTCAGGTGCAACTCCGTATACTTCTTTGTAAATTTCTCTAGCTATGTCAGCTGCACCTAATGTTATTGCAGACAACGGACCAGCTACACCACTGCCAGCTGATAGTGCTGCACCCACTAAATCACCTTTTACTGCTCGAAAAAGCCCTTGCCCTAAACCTATTAAAGCTCCGGCAAAAGGTATTGATTTTCCTATTATTCCTGGCATTGCCTTTGTTATTTTACTAGTAATTAGCTTACTTATTGTTTTAGCAGCTGTAGTATCTCCAGCTTCTAAAATTGCAACACCTGCTCTTGTTGGCATAGTATTTAAAGCTGCTGTTCCTGCTTTAGACATTAGGTTTCCTGCGGCACGGGCTCCACCTCTACCAGCTGCCTCTAAGCCTTCTCTTCCTATCGTTGCTCTAGCTAGGCTTGTGCCAGCTCTGACTGCTAGTGTTTCATCAACGCCCGTGTTATCTAAAACATTTTCTTCTAACTGTACTGATGTTCCATCGGGGGTTGTTACAGTAGTCCCACCTTCAGTAGTTTGATCTACTTGTAAAGGATCTCCAATTGTATTGAATTGGCCATCGTCTCTTTCTCCTCCACCGCCCGGTAAAAAATTTGAAAGAAATTTTAACCCCATTAGTGTAGTTGCAACATTGCCTAGTGTTTCAAGCAAACCTCCACCTGAACCCATGCTTTCAGTATTTTCAGATATTTGTTTGAGCAGTTTGTTGTTTTCTTCTAGTATGTTGACTGTGGGGTCTTCAGTATCTAATCCTTTTCCTAATGTAGACTCAATTTGACTTCTTTCTCTAAGGCCCTTTAATCCGGAACTCTTTTTACTTAATACTCCTCTAGTAAAAGCACTAGCTCTACTTCCAACCATACTTTGTTTTATTTCATCAAAGCCTAGAGCAAGGCGACTATCAGCGTTTTTAATTTTTTCCATTTGATCTGCAATTTCTTTTAACGCAGATATTTGTTTCTCTCCAGTCTTATTCATGTTTTCTGTAAACATACTGGTCAATTTTTTAAATTCTATTCTAGTCTCATCACTTGAAGCATCTAATATTTTTTGTAGACTTTCTGAATTGTTGCTAAGGTTAGAAGAAAACGCAGCTGCACCTCTACTGATTGCAGTAGAGCCTGTTCCCTTGGAAAGCCCAGACATAGGGGATGTTTTTCTTACTAAGTTAGCAAGGACTGACGAGTTTTTGTTAGTTTCCATTTACCGTTGCTCTTTTTGTTTGTCCGCTTTCTTTTTCAAGTGTTGTACTAGCATTGCTATATACACTTCTCTTTCCCAGGGCATCATTTCTTCTATTTCTGTTAAACTCCAATGATGTTCTTGTAGTAGTAAAAAATTCGTCTTATAATAATTCTCTAACGAATCCTGGGAAAGAGTTAAACGAAAAAATGCTCGTACCCATTAATTCCTACAACATTATTGGTATTACATTCATTACAAGTATATTCTACCTTATGCCCCAATGCAGGTATGTTCTCAAAAAAGCTTCCTATTTTTTCTGTTATGTTCATAGGAAGTTCATCTAACCAGTCTATCAATTCTTGTTTTGTAATATCCTCAGGTCTAGTTACTTCTTCTGAATCGTATATGTAATCAATGCAACCATATACCACTTCTTCATCTTCTATATTGCCGCTATTTGCTTGTACTGTTGCACTCGGGTATTT